CCGGACCTCACCATTTCGTGCACGTCGTGGTTTGCGCCGGCCAGGGTTAGCGCCTGCTGCACCGTCGATACTGAGCACAGCAGGCCGTCCGCGATCTGCTGCACGGACTGACCAAAGCCGTCATGTGCGCGCTGAACGAGCTCCGCGAACTGCAGCGGCTTCATCTTCTTGTGCTTGTTGCTCGTGCCGATGCGGTACAGGCGCTGGAGGTCGTTGCCGCTGAACTGGCGCACAGGGATCAGCAAGCGGCCCTTGTCGTCGGGCTTGAAGTCGCCGGAAGCGATCGCGCGGCCGATCTGCTTGTGCCGGCGGTGGCCATCTACGATCCACACGCCGCCCTCTTCGCGCGGGCGGACTTCCAGTTGCGGGAGCGCCAGGACGCCATTCTTCTTGATGAACTCGAGCAGTTCTTCGTCATCTGTTTGAACGATTTCATGGGTCCCTTTCTAGTTGTTGTTTGTCAGTTGAATCCGCCGCGACCCGATGCGGGCTTGGCTTGGGCTTTGCTCTTCCTGAACCAACGGAAAAGCGGGTCTTCAAAGCGGGTCTGCGCGCCGATGTAGTTCAGACCGACGACGCCTGGCTGCCCCTGTCGCTGTTTCGCGCCGATCCATTCGCAGATGCCCCTGTCCTCGGTCTCTGGGTTGAAGAGCTCATCGCGGTACAGGAAGATGATGTTGGCGGCGTCCTGCTCGATGTAACCGGACACGCCCAGGTCGGACATAATCGGGCGCTTGTCGGCGCGCTTCTCGCACTCGCGGTTCAGCTGGGCCAGCAGGATCACAACGGCGTCCAATTCCTTGCCCAAGGCGATCAGGCCGCGCGTGTATTCGCCCATCGCCTCGTGCAGCTTGTCGGACTTGGCGCCCGTGATGAAGCTGAGCTGGTCGATGCAGATGATGTCGCAGCCGTGCAGGCGCTTGATCTTGCGGGCCTTCGCGCGGATTTCGGGGATGCTCAAGCCGGTTTGGTCGTCGATGAACAGATTCAGGTTGCGCGAGTTGATCGTCGCTGCGGTAATCGCTTCCCAGCGCTGGGTATCCTCGTCGCGCATCTCACCCGGCCGGCGCAGCCACTTCATATCGATCTGCGCCAGTGCCGCGATGTTCCGGTCGTTCACCTGATTAGTCGACATCTCCATCGACAGGAACAGGGCCGAGTAGTCGCGCGCAGCATTGCGGCAGATGCCTAGCCCTGCGGCGGTCTTGCCAGTACCGGGGCGCCCGGCGATCACGGTCAGCGTGCCGCGCTCCAGCCCTCCGTCGAGCATGTCGTCGATGTGCCGGTAGCCGGTCGGGATCGGGCGAATCTTGCCTTCCATGCGGTCTTGCAGTAGCGTCAGATACTCGGTCAGCGTCGCGTCGAGCCGGCGCGGGTCGCGCGTTACCTTGCGCTGTGCGAGGTTGTCCAGCATGGCGGCGGCATCTGCGATGCATTCGGCGCTGTCCCTGCCGGATTGGGCGTCGGCAGCAAGATCGATCGACAGGGCCGACAGTGCGCGCTTAGTCGCCTTCTCGATGACGATGCCGGCGTGATAGGCAATCTTTGCGCCGCTCGGTGCTGAGGCGTGCAGTTGGCCCAAGTACGAGAATAGATCGGCGTCCAGACATTCGGCCAACGTGATCGCATCGACACGCTTGCCGGCGTTTAGCTGCTTCGTGATCTCGGCAAAAATCGTGCGATGATCGCCTCGGTAGAAGTGCGCGGCATCCAGATCGGGGATGCGGTCCATCGAGTCGTTGTCGCGCAGGATCGCGCCCAAGACAGCCTGCTCGGCCTCGATGTTGAACTGGTCGATCATGCGCCCTCCGCGTGGCTACGCTGGGCCTGTTGGCCAACGGTGGTCAGGGCGTAATTGCCGTCATTGCCGAGGAACCAGAGCTTGAACCAGTTGCCCTTGACGGACTTGTGGAACACGGTCGGCCAAGCCTTGTAGCGCTTCGAGTCTGGCGCGGTGTAGCGGTCCTTGAACTCAAGCCAATGCAGGCGCAGGAAGTCTTCGGGAATGCCGACCTTGGTGGCGTAGGCAAAGACGGCATGGCCTTCAGGGATTGCCTTGGCGCCGGCTTTGCGGCAGTCGTCCAGGTAGCTTCGCAGGGAGATTGCCCCCTTCGCCTTCTGCTCGCCGGGTTCGCCCCCCTTGGGGGGTATGGGGGGAGCTTTTGAAGTTAAAGAAGATGTAGATGTAGCGCCGTCACCCTGCCGATCACCAACCGGACGGGTTGGTGATCCGATTGGTGGTTGTTGTGGTGCGCCAGTCGGTGCGCCCAAAACATCCGACGTGGTGGCGGGTTTATCTTGGTCGCCCGTGCGGCGCTTCGGCTGGGGCTGCTCCGCACCAAAACGCGTGCCCGCACCGCGTCGCTGGCGCAGCCATTCATCGCGCACAAACCTGCTGCAGTACCAAGTGGGGCCGGAATAGGATTCAACCAAAACAACCGGCTCGCCCTTCTTGCCAGCATGCGTCGGAGTGTGGATGTAAGGCGCGACATCCTTGTCTGCGCCCTTAAGAACGTCCTTCGTAGCCAATTCCTTGGCCAGCTTGATGGGGATGCCAGCCGCGCGCGCAAGCTCAGCCAGGGGCCAGCGGCAAACACCGTACTCGTCGGAGTCATGCAACAGGCAAAGCACATCTACCCATGCTCCGCGTGCAGCCTCGGAGCAGCGGCGCAGCTTGGAATTGTTCTTCCAGTCGGCCGGGTAGAACTGAAACGAAGGCCGTTTCATGGGCGCCCAGCCACATTCAGATCGCAAGCGATCATGTCGGCCTCACGGACCAGAGCAGCGCGACGCTCAACAACCTGGACTTCCCTCAGTCGTGCGCACGCGCTCAGCCGCGCGCACTCGTCCTGAGCGCCCTTCTCCGTGCTTGCACTGCCGGCGACCGTAAGGACGTGCGGCACACCAGGCGTCGGGTAGGCGATGACGTAATCGCCGCCAGCGCGCGGGGCGATGACTTGATAGTTCAGCATTCGGCGCAACCCTTGACCCAGCTCGCCACGCCATCCTGACGCGCCGCAACATCAAACGCGCGAACCGGCGCAGAATCAACGCTGAGGGAGTGCATGCCCGTTTCTCGGAGCAGCGAAAAAAAGATCATGCGGCCTCCAACTGACGGGCCTGCTCGCACCGCACGCGCTGTTGATGCCAGCCGTACTGCCAGTGTTTGCGCTCTTGCGAGTCCTCGGGCAGACCGTGCGCATTGACGCCGAGCCCTTCGTCGTAGCCTTGCGCGCCCCGGTCTTGGTAGACCTCGGGCGTAGCGATTCGAATGGAGTGATCCATAGCAAAATATCCTGTGTGCAACTATTCGGGCGACAAAAAAGCCGCAGGGTTACTGCGACTGCGATTCCAGCGGCTGATCTGCTGCTTTCTTGCGGCGCTTCGGTGTGAGCTCCGGCCAGAGCTGTTCCCATTGATCCGGGAAAAGCTCCTGGCGCGTGACTAAGCCGCCTGTAAGCCGCTCGATTTCAGCGCCATGCAAGCGCGGGATCGGCTTCTTACCCTTGGCCCACTGCGTCACGCTCGGAGGCTTGATACCGAGACCTTTGGCCAGCGCAGTAGCGCGGCCTCGCCCTTGAGATAGGTAGTCAGATAGGTTCATACGCTCATATTATCCCAAGGCTAATACGAACGCAAGCAGAGAATTAGCCCGTGGCGAATTCAGTAATTAGCCCGTGTGGCGTCTAATACAACAATGCGAAAAATTGAAGATGTGCGCCGCGACAACTTAGCGCGCCTACGAGAGGAGCTGGGGTCTGTGAATGCCCTGGTGGAGCGGACTGGGAAGGCTCAGAGCCAGATCAGTCAGTGGCTGAACGCGTCCGCAAAGTCCGGAAGCGGTAAGCCGCGCAATATCAGCAGCGACTCATGCCGGGAGATCGAGCGGGCCTGCGACAAGCCCGATGGCTGGATGGATGTCGAGCACACCGGGGTGGCCGCAGCAGAGACAACCGAGGTAGTTGCTCTACGAAGGATGCTGGCCGAAGCGTCAGCCGAGATCCGCCTTCTTTCGGTTTATAGGCTTGCGAACGACGCGCAACGGGAAGTGATAGACGGTGCCGTGCGCATTGTTATCGATCAACTGAGCGTTGTCGACATTCTGAGCGGCCGACGGTGACGCTTCATTTGGAAAGCTGCGCAGTAGCTGCCGCGCCATCCCAACGAGATAATCTCGTCCGGTGTCATTCATCATCGCAAACATAGTGGCAATTTCTGGCAAGCGATCCATAGGCGCCTCAATCGGTGTTCATTGATTACACATGCGGGAGAGGCTTAGTCGGGCATGTAAGAATATTCCTACAGCAGTCAGATTCTACCTATCGATTCTGCTGTAAATCTATCTGAATGTAACGTGCCTCGTCTTTGACCCGCTATCTGTTACATGAAAATACTGTACACCCATACAGTTGTTAACGCTAGCAATCCTTGTTATGCATTGTGATTTTGAAATTACTATAAGCCGATCAATGTATTCGTACCACATAAGATGATCGTTTTGAGAATGTGGCAACTAACAGTGTTGTTTTTTGTGGCTTCGAGGTTGAAGCCGGGGCGGCTTTGCTTGGATGTTGATGCGCAACAATCCGCGCATGGAAAAGAAGCCTAAAACGAAATACCCGGCGACTACTGTTCGGCTTCCCGCTCCGCTGCACGACGAAGTGAAGCAAGCGGCTGAGCGGGCGGTTCACTCGATGAACGACGAAATCATTCTGCGGTTACGAATGCAGCCGATCGAGGCCCGGCTGGGCGAGTTGGAGCAGCAAAGCGCAGAGATGAAACGCATGCTGCAGGTGCTGATAGATAGACAGAGCTGATGGCGCAACGGCACGCCAGGATGCCGAAGGTGAGGTCGGAAATGAAAGCTACGATTGCGGTGATGGCCTTGATGGCTGGTATTGCTGGATGCGCCCCCATGATGGGGAGTGCAGGCGTCAACTGGGCAGCGATGGACCCGGGCAGGGCCCCCGACTACGAGACTGCTAAAGCTCGGGCGAGGGATGCGATCCTTGGAACTCTGAAAGACCCTGATTCTGCACAGTTCCGCAACTCGACCCCGCTTTTCAAAACGCTCTACAACTTCGGCATGGCATCCATTGGTAACAGTGAGCCACTTTGGGCGATGTGCATTGAGGTGAACGCGAAAAACTCTTATGGGGGGTATGCTGGCTATCAGAGCTGGCTCGTTAAGTTCCGCAATGGCCAGCCCGTTCATGGCGAACTTGGAGTGATGCACGCTGAATATGATTGTCAGACCGGGCCAGCGCAAGCCAGCCGCAGAGCCGGGTAGTCTTTTGCTGCCCGGCAACACTTGACCTGGCGCGGCGCCCTAAGCCATCCCGACGCCCGCCCCACCCCACCAGCCCGCCATGTGCGGGCTTTTTTACGCCCTGTTGTCTGTATGTCTCGCTTACTCAAGCGCGCCCGTAAAAATTTCGCAAATAATATTAGCCCTAGGCGCAAATAACGCTTGCATGGCCATTAGCCTTGGGATAATATAACTCCATTGAAGCCGAGCTCAGCCGAGCCGACGAACTGGAGAGACAGCATGGCACTCATCAACGGTAACAACGCAAGCGGCAAGCTGTTCGATGTGGTGGATGAGGACGGTGATGTTCTCGGATCGTTCGATCACATCAGCGATGCCACTGAGTGCGGCCGCGCCGCTCCGTGGCACGCCGGCAACGTCAATATTCGCCGTGATCTGTCGATCGCCAATCGCATCAGCAAGGCCGCCCAAGAACACCAGCGCCGCGTCCGCCTGGAAATGGAATACGCCGCCTAACAACCCGCGCCCGCTACGGCGGGTCAGTGAGCCCAACAGGGCCACCCACCCGGAGCCCGCGATGACCCATACCACGAAGCCCAGCCCCGCGAAGGTCCGCAACTGGATGCATCAGCGCCAGGTAGAGAGAACGCCGCCGCCATCGCCGGAGCAAGTGAAGCGCGAATTGGGATGGGGACTGATCGAGGCAGAGCGCGCGGCTAAGCAGTTGGGATAACACATAGAGCCCAGCAGGGCAGATGGAGAGCACGATGTCGAATACCGCCAGCAGCAACGCGAAGCACACCTCTACGCCGTACGCGGTCAAGAAGGGCCTGCACGGCAATCCTGATGGCGTGACGATCTGGCAGGCCAAGCAGCCGGGCGTGGACGGCGTCAAGGGCATTGCCAAGATGAGTCTGGTGCACGATCAGGATGAGGTCGAAGCGACAGCCGCCTTCATCGTCCGCGCCTGCAATGCGCATGAGCAGCTGGTCGAAGCCGCTGTCGAAATGATCCGCACCGGCCTGTTCCAGTGGGATCACCCGCAGAAGATCGCGGCCGACAAGGCCCTGCGCAACGCCGTGGCGCTCGCCATCAAGGCCTGACCATGCCCCGCACCCACAAGCGCTACACCGGCCGCGACTTCGCCGTCGACGCCACGCTTCTGTTCGCCGGGCTCGGTGTCGCCTACCTGCTGCTGTCCGCCATCGGGAGCATCTGACCATGTACAGCGCTATCGAACCCGGCGACGAAGTGTTCTGCCCCTGCTGCAAGAAGTTCGCCACCGCGGTCGTCATCGATGTCGGCTACGGCGTCACCGAGGCGTGGGGCGTCGTCAGCGATCACGTTGACCTGCGGACTGTGTGCAACCGCTGCGAGGCGGAAGAGATCGTCAGGCCGGAGGATGTTGAGACGGATGACGAAGTCGAGATCGAATAACCACAACTGGAGAACATGATGATCGTTTTCACCAATGACGGCGAGATTGATCCTCGCTCGATCTCTACCTTCGGCGTCAGCGTCAAGGAAGGCAGCAACCCGATCGGCTTCTTCGGGACCGGCCTGAAATACGCGATTGCCGTCCTGCTGCGCACCGGCCACCAGATCACGATCCTCTCGGGCGTCAATGTGATCTCGTTTGGGATGCAGTCCGAGGCTGTACGCGGACAGGAATTCTCGTTCATCACGATGGCGATCAACGACGGTGCCCCCGCCCCCATCGGCTTCACGACGGAGCTCGGTAAGACCTGGGAAGTGTGGATGGCCTACCGCGAGATCGCTTGCAACTGCAAGGATGAACATGGCGGCGGGTCTTTCGAGGACTACGCACCCAATCCGGCAGCCGGGAAAACTCAGATCATCGTCAACGGCGAGCAGTTCGAAAGCGCATTCGCGAATCGCCACCAGTACATCCTCGAGGACGAGCCTTGGCTGCGCGCCGACAACACGATGGAAGTGCGCAACTACCCGGGCTCGCACTTCTTCTATCGCGGCGTCCGCGTCATGCCGTTCAGGATGAAGAGCCTGTTCACCTACAACACCAGTCAGGCGCTCGACCTGACCGAGGATCGCACCGTCAAGAACGCATGGGAGCCGCCGCACCGCATCGCGCGCGCCGTGCTGGTCTCAACGGACAAGGCATTCATCCGCGCCGTGGTGAGCGCCAAGGATGACACGCTGGAGGGCAATCTCGACTTCCACGGTTGGAGTATTACGCCGTCCGAAGAATTCCTGGCTGTCGTCGGCGATCTGGCTTGCGACAAGCTCACCAACATCAACCCGACCGCGATGAAGGTATGGGAAGAAGCCACGCACAAGACTGTCGAGCCGCGCGAGATCGCAATGACGAAGGTTCAGGCGATCAGCATGGAACGGGCGCTCGATTTCTGCGACAGGATCGGCTTCCAGATTCGCGATGCCTACCCGATCAAGATTTGCGAGAGCCTGGGCAGCGGCACGCTCGGCCTCGCGCACAACGAAACCATCTACGTCGCCGAACGCGTCTTTCAGATGGGTGGAACCAAGCAGCTCGCGGCTACGCTGATCGAAGAGTACCTGCACCTGCGCCACGGCTGGGCGGACCTGACGCGCGAACTGCAAAGCTTCCTGTTCGAGAAGCTGGTCAGCGTCGGCGAAGAGCTCGTCGGCGAACCGCTGTAACACCACGCCAACAACAACCGCCGGTGCGCCGGCCAGAACGAAGGAGCGAGGGGATGGGAGAAGTCGCAGAAATGATGTTGGACGGGACGCTGTGCGAAGGCTGCGGCGTCTTCCTGAACGACGAGCCGACCGGCTATCCGTGCCGTTGCAGCGGCTGCGCAGCTGAGGCTAAGACCGAGCGCGCGGCGCAGAACATCACCGCCAACCAGAAGATACACGCCGAGCAGAAGAAGATCCCCTGCATGGTCTGCGGCCGCAAGGTGAAGACCATCGGTATGTCGAACCACATTAAGGACGCGCATCCGGCAGGCGCCAAATGACCACCACCCACACCACCCGCCGTCAGTCGCAGCCCGCAGTCGAGCACGACCTGATCGGCTGGCTGCTGACGTACCGGATCGCGGACACGGACGCGCGGCCTTGGATTGGCTTCGTCGGCGCCGGGATCGCTGGCCTCGTGTTTGCAGTCATCAAGGGAGTCTGGTTATGACCAACGAACACGAAATCTTCGCCGCCAAGGTCAAGCTGGCCGGCGTCGTGATCCTGCTGATCACTCTGGCGGTCCTGCGAGGCTGCGCTGGGGTGGCGTCGTGATCCACTTCTTCCGCCAACAGTACCGCTACGGCTGCAGCGTCGGCTTTGGTCGGCGCGACGCGATCAAGCGTGCAATGCGCATCTACTTAAAGGGCTTTCCATGAAACGCAAATACCGCGAGGCGATGCGGGCAGCGAATCGCCGGCAGGTCGAGCCCGAAGACGATGACGAGGATGCGATTGAGGCGCGCGATTGGCATGACGAATGGGTAGCCAAGCAGCAGAACGAATCGAACAACAATCAACGGAGCCAAGAATGAACGAACTTACCACCCAGGGCGAAGTGACTTTTTCCCTCTCGCCGCGCAACCTGGCCGAAGCCATGGAATTCGCGAAGATCATCGCATCATCGGACATGGTCCCGAAGGATTACGTCGGCAAGCCAGGGAACGTCCTGGTTGCAGTTCAAACTGGCGCCGAACTCGGCTTGAAGCCGATGCAATCGCTGCAGGGTATCTCAATCATCAACGGTCGTCCCGGCGTATGGGGCGATGCGATGCGGGCGCTCGTGATTAGTCATCCCGAATTCGAGGATCTGCACGAGGACAAGCAAGACACTCAATGCACCGTCACCCTGAAACGACGCGGTCACTCGGCGGTGGTCACCACCTTCACGATGGATGACGCAAAGAAAGCCGGTTTGGCCGGCAAGCAAGGGCCGTGGCAGACCGCGCCGAAGCGAATGCTGCAGATGCGCGCCTTCGCCTTCGCCGCTCGCGATCTGTTCGCAGATGCACTCAAGGGCATCAAGTCGATCGAGGAGTTGCGCGACTACCCCGGCGGCGAGCGCATCGAGCACGACATCACGCCAGCACCGGCTGCCGCCGCAGCACAGGTCCGAGCCGAGCTGCCCGCGTGCACGCCGGAGAAGTTCGCCGAGAACGAAGTCGCATGGCGCGGACTGGTCGAGTCGGGTAAGAAAACGCCGGCAGCGCTTATTGCGATGCTGAGCACGCGCGCAGTTCTCACTGATGCGCAGAAAAACATCATCAATGGCTGGGGCGTGCAGGAATTGGCCGTCGAAGCGCAAACGACTGGAGACGAACAATGATCACGCATGACCTCATCCAGGGTAGCCCAGAATGGCTGGCTTACCGCGCAAACCACTTCAACGCCAGCGATGCGCCGGCCATGATGGGCGTTTCGACCTACAAAACGCGCAGCCAACTGCTGCAGGAGTGCTCCACCGGCATCTGCAAGGAAGTCGACGCGGCCACGCAGGCGCGTTTCGATGACGGGCACCGCTACGAAGCTTTGTGCCGTCCGCTGGCCGAGCGGATCATCGGCGAAGACCTGTATCCAGTCGTCGGTTCCGAGGGCAAGTACTCGGCCAGCTTCGACGGCCTGACGATGGGGGAAGATGTCGCCTTCGAACACAAGACGCTCAATGATGATCTGCGCGCCGTGATGACGCCCGATTGCACTGGCGCCGATCTTTCGATGCAATATCAGGTCCAGATGGAGCAGCAATGCATGGTATCTGGCGCCGAGCGCGTGCTCTTCGTGGCGTCGAAGTGGGAGGGGGAAACGCTCATCGAGGAGCGGCATTGCTGGTACACGCCGAACCTTGAATTACGCGCGCAAATCGTCGCCGGATGGGCGCAGTTTGAGCAGGATGTCTGCAGCTACCAGCACGTCGAAGTCCTGCCGGCTGCCGTCGCCACTGTGGCGCAAGACCTCCCCGCCCTGTCGATCCGCGTCGATGGCCAGCTCACCCTGAACCACAACCTGGTGCTGTTCGGCGAGAGGCTGCAGTCCTTCATCGCTGACATCGATACAAACCCGAGCGACGATCAAGCCTTCGCCGATGCTGAGCAGGCCATCAAGGTGATGGAGCGCGCCGAGAACGCGCTGGGCGCCGCCGAAGCATCGGCACTCGGCCAGATCTCGACCGTCGATGAGATGGTGCGCACGGTCGCAAGCTACAAGGAACTGGCCCGCAAGACCCGCCTGATGCTGGAAAAGGTCGTTAAGGCGCGCAAGGAGACGATCCGTGTCGAAATCCACCAGGCCGTCAAGGACAAGGCTGCAGCGCACATCGCTGACCTGAACAAGCGCCTCGGCAAGCCGTACATGCCGACCATCGTCGCCGACTTCGCGGGCGCCATGAAGGGCAAGAAGACCGTCGCCAGCCTGCGCGATGCGGTCGATACCGAGCTGGCGCGCTTCAAGATCGAGGCGAACGCCGTGGCGGATCGCATCCAGATCAATCTGACCACGCTGCGCGATTTAGCCGGCAACCATGCCTTCCTGTTCGCCGACACCGCGTCGATCGTTCTCAAGGCTGCCGATGACTTGACCGCGCTGGTCAAGCTGCGCATCGCCGAGCACGAACAGGCTGAGGCAGCAAAGGCCGAGAAGATGCGCGCGCAGATCGCCGAGGAAGAGCGCGTCAAGGCTGAGCAGGCAGTTGCGGATGCTGAGAATGCGCGCCTGGCTGCTGAGACGAAGCGTCAACTGGATGAGCAGGTCGCCAGTATGGCCGCAGCGAGAGAGGCTGCGGTAAGCGATGCTGAGCCAGCGCCGCAGCCTCTCGCTGAGAGCATACCGACCACGCCAGCCCAAGTGACGCAGATCGATGTTGCTCGGTCGGCGCCTCCGTCCACCGCACCGACCCTGCGCCTCGGTCAGATTTCCGAGCGCCTGGGCTTCGATCTGCGCGCCGATTTCCTTACGCGCCTCGGCTTCGCGCCCGCCGCAACGGACAAAGCAGCGAAGCTGTATCACGAGCAGGACTTCCCTGCGATCTGCGCGGCGCTGATCCGGCATGTTACCGCAGTGGTTCAGGCGAAGGATGCAGCATGACGCCAGATGCAGAAATCAACATCTTCCGCGCGCTGGACTTCATTCGCGATAACGCCCTGGACTACGCCAAGGCCAAGTCGGAGCGGATCTACCTCGAGGAGTTCCGTAAATCGAAGAAGGCCCTGCTGATGCGCGATGCCGAAATCGCCGGCCACAAGTCTTCAGCAGCACAGGAGCGGGAAGCCTACGCCGACGCCGAATACCTGGTCGTGCTGGACGGGCTGAAGGCCGCAGTAGAGCAGGAAGAAAAGCTGCGCTGGCTGATCGTCGCCGCGCAGGCCCGCATCGAAGTCTGGCGCACGCTCGAAAGCTCCAGGCGCATCGAAGCGAAGATCCTATAACGAGAACACAGAAAGAGACACCATGACCAAGAATGAAGCACTCCAAGAGGTACAAGACCTGAGCACGGGCATCACGCACGACGCCGCACAGTTGCTGAAACTCGTCGGCACCGGCTCCGTGCAACTGCCGATTGCGGGCACGGACGCATATGTGGTGATCGGCACGCTGGCGGGGATTGCAGCGACGGCGGGCGAGCCGTTCGGGGATGTCGCCCCCATCCCGCAACTCACCGCGCCAGCGCCGACCGACGAACTGCGCACGATGCTGGAACAAGCACGGCAGTACATCGAGGCCGCAAGCATGACTCATGGCTACGGCTTCGCGCGTCCGGCGAATCCACATGACTTCCATCCGGACCACGAATCGTGCAGCGCCGAGGAAATCGCAGCGCACAAGGCAGCATGCGAAGCTTATGACAAGGGCGAATATACCCTCGAGCGCGGTTCTGAATGGGTCGGCGCGATGCATATTCTGCGCGCGCCGTGGGGTATCGGCTCCTATAACGAGCGCGACCCCGCTGCCGAGCCTATCCTAGCTGCGATCAATGCTGCACTTTCTGCACCAGCACCGCAACAGAGCGAGGGACTAAGCGACGAGCGTGTTGCCACCGCCGATGAAGCGACGGAATGGGCGCAAATCTTCTACCGGAACGCCGACACCTTCACGTTCCGTGACCTAGGCATCGCTCAAGCCGCATGGGCCGAAGCAACGCGCCGCGCTACTCAGGCTGCGATAGTCCCGACCGACGATCTGAAGCAACTGCGTAATCGCGTATCCGAGCTGGAAGCTGCGCGTATTGCCTATGCGAGCGAGTTCCCGCTTTCCGCCGACGGTGAGCCTGATGTTGGCAACATCCATGCAAATATCCGTGCGCTGAAAGTGGCGTTTGAAGCTGAGGCAAGGCTCGGCGAGCAGTACAAGGGTATCGCATGGGATGCCTCCAAAGCTGCGATAGCAGCACCAGTGCAAGCCGAGCAAGGCAAGTTCGCGGAGCGCCTGTACGGTCCGACGCCAAGCATTGATGAGCGCCGCGATGCGCTGTACACGATGGCTCTGATCTTCGCTGCTGCTGAAACCGATTCGGCGCGCGATGCGACCTTCGAGGACATGTATCGAGAGTTTCTGGCCGTGCCACGCATGTCGATCTTTGATTGCCTCACTCGACATACGGGCCTGGAAGTTGCATCGAACTACACATTCGAGACTGAGGAATTTTTCGAAGTGGAAGCGGTTGAGCGCGTGCTTGCCGAAATGGCTGCCGCCCCATCCCTGCACCTGAGCGAGCAAGATGTGCGCGACCAGGCGCTGACGGATGCTGCCAAGGCATGCGAAGACGAGCGGGTTGAGGATACCGGAACCGATGGAGACACGGCCTATAACAACGCGGTCACGCACTGCGCCGCCGCAATCCGCGCCCTGAAGTCCCCGAGCACCAGCCAAGCCAGCGATCAGAAAGGCGGTGCAGCATGAAGATCGAAGCCACGACCCCAAACATGCTCACCATCACCGGAGCGTCGAATCTCGACCCGATCCGCGTCATCACTGAGAACTACCAACCGGGCCAAGGCCGGATCATCATCCAGTGCTGGGATCGCGCGTGGGCGGCGGCATGGATGGGGATGAGCGGGCGCACCACCGAGCAGTTTTTCATCGAGTGCGATTGGGATTACCTGTTCTCCAACCTGACCAACGGACTGCACGGACTGCGCCAAGACGCCAAGAAGCGCGAGAGGGAGTACGTGCGCCGCATCATCGAGGCAGTGCAAGCCGCGTTCCGGGCGCGGGCCAGCAAGGGCGATCAGGCCGCTACTGATGGGAGCGAGTGATGCCTAAATTCAAACTTAGCTCGCATGTGACTGTGAGTGCATATACCGAAGTCGAGGCGGACACGCTGGAAGAAGCGATCAAGATTTCCGAGCGGCGCGATGTCGTGCTGGGCGGACCCGGCAGCGGCGCATATCCCGATGAATCTTGGATCATCGACGACGCCGATGGAGCCCCAACCGATATTCATCATGATAAGGACTAGCCCCATGACCACCACCACTACCGGCGCGGCCGGAACCGAAGCAGGGATTGACCTGGGCAAGCTGATGTCAAAAGCTGAAATCGACGAAATCGTGTACGCATGCCGTCAAGCAGGCAAGGACACCACGTACGACATCGTGAACGCCGCTCTAGCACGCCGCGCCCCTGCGCCTGCCGATGAGCGTGCGCTGTTCGAGGCTACGGTGGATCAACGACATCCACGTGACCGGAATATGCCTGATGGCTCTTACAATAGTCCTTACCTTCATATTGCATGGGAAGTCTGGCAATTGGCCCGTGCCGCCCATCAGGCCGCGCCAGCACAGCCGTTGGGGGTGAAAATTGCTGCTACCAACGAGGCTGCACAGCCCTGCGGCGGACGCGAATACTGTGGCAGGATGCCGTTCTGCGGCTGCGGTGACGAGCCTCTTTTCCCCGAGCGTGATACGTCGAAGCCAGCGGAACAGCAGGGCATTTTCCGCAAGTTCGATGTGCGCCGCGTCGATGGCAGCGATAAGTCGGGCGGTAAACATTATGGTTGCCGCTATTACGTGCTCGACCTGACACATGACCAGCACGCGCCCGCCGCGATGCGCGCCTATGCCGCTGCCTGCCGAGCAACACACCCGCAGCTTGCTGCCGACATCGAAGCAGAGTTCGGGGCCGCGCCAGCACAGCCCCGGACACCAGTGAGCAGTAGCGGCGGTGCGAGTGGCGAGTGGTTTACGATAAGCATGAGCCGCCCACTCACCTTCACATTAGGCTACACCCATACCGTGACCCCAGTGCAAGCGAGCGTAGACCAAGCCGCGCCAGCACAACAACGCGATACCCATGGCCCGTTGCTCGTAGCCCGCATCAAGCGTTACAAGGAAGCGTTCTGCTGCTCGCTGCTTGAGGCGAAAAACGCGTGCGAGTTCTACCGCGATCTGAATTCCGAGCGCAACGAATTCGTTTCTCCTGAATCCGCGCCAGCACATCCATCAGCCGCGCCGATCTATCAAGCGCGTGCGGAGAATTCCTGGACATGGGCAGATGTTGACCGCGAAGTGTATGAACTCATGGGTCCGAAGTTACGCCGAATTGTCTACGCCGCGCCGACCAGTGACCAGCAGGCCGGTGCAGTGGCGGTACAAGTCGGATACATGCGCCTTCTGGATAGTGGCACGAAGATGGGTATCGGCTTCGACAAGCTGGAAGAACCCTTGATCGAAGGGTGGCGACAAGTACCTGTGTTCGCCTACCTCGCCGCTCCTGCTGCCATCGAGCAGGCCGGTGCGCCCATCGATGAGCAGGAAGGCGTGGCGGGCCTACGCCCGTATGAATTCTCGGTCTGCGGGAAGTCGCTGCGCTGGTACTTGAAGCGCGATGTTGATGCACTGTTTGTCGAGCAGGCCGGTGCGCAGCCGGTGGACCCAATTTATCAGGTTAAGCGTACAAAGCACGGCGGTGGCTGGATCGACACTTACAAATCCAGCTATGACAGCACAGCCGATTGGAACCGCCGCATCGTCTACCTCGCCGCTCCTACGCCTGCTACCAATCAGACCGAGGAAGCGCCATCAGTAAAGCAGGAAAAGCTGCGCGCGCTGGCCGATCGCATCGACCACGAGAAGTCGTGGAAGCTCCCATTCATGGATCACCACAAGCTGACCGCCGACCAGAAGGACCGCCTTGATTGCGGCATCATGTTGCGCCGCTACGCCGACCTGCTCGCGCCTGGCCGTTGGCTCGTCCTGCCGCCGACGGGCAATGTTCAGTTCAGCGCAAGCACGCTCGAAAAGGTCGCGGAAATGGCGAAGCGCGCTCAGGACCGGCGGGCCGCTACTCCTGTCACCGACCAGCCCAAACAGGGAGATCAGCAATGAGTCCGGTAGATCAAACTATCCTGCATGATCCGGACAACGGTCAGTATGGCGACTGCATGCGCGCGTGCATCGCTTCGCTGCTTGAAGTGCCAATTGACCAAGTGCCGCACTTCTTCGAGGGCGGATGCGAATCGGCTGTGTTCGACCAGCGCGTGGCCGACTACCTGGGCCGTCACGGCTTGATCGAACTGTCGATGCCCGCCGAGGTAGCCAGGCGCACCCATTACACGCGCGAATGCTACCACCTCATGTACGGCTACAGCGCGCGAGGCACATTCCACGCCGTGGTCGCACTGAATGGCATGGTCGTACATGACCCGCATCCGTCAAAGGTAGGGATTATCGACGACGAGCGCGTGCAGTTTGCCTTCCTCGTGCGTACTGGGCCGGCGGCGAACGACAACAATACGGCCACCCCATCGTCTGCCAACCAAGGAGAGAACAATCGTGGCTGATACCCTGACCGACGCCGAACTGCCGGGCTACTGCGAACTGCATTGCCGCACAGACTGCGCGCTTTTCCACAGCAGCCACCTGAACCGTATCTTGGAACTCGCGGGCCACCCCGAGGGCTACGCCAAGATCGTACCGGAAGGCTTTCACACGGTGCGCGCGCACTCGATGGACCCAATCGTCAAGCTGGCGCGCGAGCGTATGCTCAACCCGGGAGATGCGAAGTGAGCGCCATCTTCAGCCCATGTGGCCAGTACCGGTACATGCTTTCGCGGCCGGGAGATTTGAGTTCGACGCGCGGCCCAGCGCTCTTCATCATGCTGAACCCGAGTACAGCTGATGCCGAACTGGACGATCCGACGGTTCGCCGCTGCCGCGGCTTCGCGCAGGCATGGGGCTGTAACGGAATACAGGTGCTCAACCTGTACGCGTTGCGCTCTACGGACCCGACTGCGCTTTGGGAGCACGATGACCCTGTGGGGCCAGAAAACGACGCGTGGCTGTCGCGTCTTGCGCTCGCGGCCGACGAGGTTGTCTGCGCCTGGGGCGTCAACGCACAGCCGTCGCGCGTGCGCGAAGTGGCAGCGATGCTGGCGGAGCACGGCGTGCAACTGAAGTGCCTCGGCACCACGAAGAACGGAGCGCCGCGTCATCCGCTTTACGTGCGCGGCGACCAGCCACTTATCAATTGGAGCGGGCAATGACTGAACTGACCAACGAGCGCGAATGGGTCCAGCGGACCTGGATGGAGTGCAATCAAGACCTGTTTGCGTACACGAAAGCCGTGCTCGCCCGCCGCGCTACTCCATCCTCCGATTGCGCCCTGCCGCCGCTGCCGGAGCCGGCCATTGCCAAAGGAAAGGGATTCGATGATGTTTGGGCTGAGCACGACTACTTCACCGCCGAGCAGGTCGAGCAGATCAGGCGCGAGGCCGTGGAAGCTGATCGCCGGGCGCGCGGTCACGCGGCGCTTCAAGCGCTTGCCGACCAGGCGCAGGAACTGGATATGGGTTATGGACCGCCAGCCAGCGCGGCGCAGGACGATGATGATGTGGAGCGCCGACTACGAGCGCAGACAGTTGCGCCATTCGGGCCTGAAGGCTTCGCGCTTCTGGTCGACGCGGCGCAATATATCGCCGGCCTGCGCGCGCAGCTTGAAGCCACGACTACCAACCTGCAAACCGCAGTGCAAGCGGCATGGACGGCAAATGCTGCGTTGTCGAAGGCTAAGACTCAGCTCGCGCGCCAGAGCCAGGAACCGCAAGGGCAAGCAGAGCCGGTGCACTTCTACAGGCAGAAGGGCACTTCGGTGTGGATCGAATGCGTGACCGACCCGCGTAAGACCTTTGAAAACAGTCCGGCAAAGTCGTGCTGGGAGTATCGAACTCTCTATGCCGCTCCCGCACATCCAGTAGCGCAGCCCGCCCCGACCCAGCCAACGCAGCAACAGGCGAACGTATTGCCGCCCGTCGCGGCACCCGTAGGCCAACAAGATGCCATCATATCGACTCTGCCTATTGAGAAGATCGTGCAACTCATGGATGAAAACACCGACCGCGACTTCGGACTTCTGTGCGAGCCATTTGCCCGCGCAGTCGAAGTAGAGACGATCCGCCGGTCCCGCGCGCAGGGCGGGCATGGTGAGCAATGCACTTGCCCAAGTGGCGATGGATCGCTTCGCTGGCCTTGCCCTGCGCATCCGCCTGTAGCCGGGGCGCAGCCAGTAGCGGTAGAGCAAACACCGATCGATGAAATCGACTGCATCGAGCCAATCCTCGACGGCGTTTGCGTACGGTGCGGCATGGGGCCTTGCCATCAACAGGGCACCGCCACTAGTGGCGCAGATGGAGAGCAGCAGTGAGCCACCAAGACTACATCGCCGGATGCGATGAGGGCCAGTTGAAGCGCCTCGTCGAGTTGGCCAACGAACGCCTGAAGGCGATTCAGCAAACGGGCTGGGTCAAACTATGGTGCGTCAGCGTCGGCTTTGGCAACGTGGGCTGGTTCCGCCACGAGGACTTCGCGGGAGCAGTGGCGTGCGCAAAGGCCGCGCTCGCAAGGCATGAGCACGAGCCCCGCGATCTTGATTTGGAAATCTGCCTGAATCGCTACAGGCCCGATGAAGTTGCCGAACTGCTGGCTTATGCCCAGGCAGCTCACCCCGCACAAGGAGAGAAGAATGCCTCTGTTCATGTGCCGTGAGTGCGGCTGCGTCGAAAACACCGCCTGCTGCAATTACTGGTCGCGCACCAGCTTGGAGAGTAAGCCGGGCCTGTGCTCGGAGTGCGACCCCGATATCAAGCAGTGGCACGGGAAATTCGAAAAGCGCCCCGCGTCAGGCATGCTGATCGACCAAGACGGTCATCTGTGGCGCACTGACGAAGGCCTGCCCAAGCACTACAAAATACTCGGCGGCGTACAAGGAGAGACGAATGAGCAATGAATTGAAGACGCTTCGCGCCGAAGCGCAAGCATTCTGCGCGGCGAATCTGCGCGAGTGCTGCATCGAGTTGACCGAGTGGCGCACCAAGGGCACGCTGCGCGACGGGAAAGTTCGTGAGCTCGGCGCATTGTGCGATAAGTACGTGGGCGAGCATGACGGCCTGAAAAACGCCGAGGCCATGATCGACTTTCAAGCATGCCAAGCTATCGCCACGCCCGCCGAGCAGCCCGCAAAGGTAGCGATGACTGTGGATACCGATGAGTTCTCTAGTCTTGTCGGCGATTTGCTGCAAGCATTCACGCAGACGAATCATGGGGAGGATGAGTCGGTCTATGTTTTGGCGAGACGTGCGCTTATCGCCCACATCGACGCTTGGGCTGCTCGCAGCATTGGGGCAGCTTTGGATGCTCCTCTGTATTCCACGCGGAAGGACGCTGCCCGATATCGATTTCTGCGTGATGGCACGTGGAACAACTTAACGCATCCGCAAATCAAAGAACACCTGATTACGCACGTGAACAGGGCGGCACTTGATGCGGCGCTTGATGCTGCTATAGCCGCTGCTCCAGCGCCTGACAAGGGGTGTACTCATCCATTCCGTACAGGTAAGGCGCATGAGGTTGCGCGCGGCGAAGGAACTTGCGCGACTTGTGGGCATGTATTCCCGGCTGCTCCAGCGCAAGACAAGGACCGCACATGACCACCAACACCGACGCCTTCCGCCAGCTAATGGAGGAAGTGAAATCCGGCGCGACGAGCACCGAAGAAGCCGCCGCACGCATCGATGCCCACTGCGCAATCATGCTGGAGCGGGCGCTGAAGGAACGCGGCATTGAGCCGGTGCCGAATGCTGAGCAGCGGCTGTTTAGGGATATGCATAATTTGAGTCGACAGGAGAAAGCATGAGCTTCGGCCTTAACGATGTGAAGGTTGGCGACAAGATCGTTTGCACCGCAAGCTGTGGACGCGGGCATTCGATCCATACCGTTGTGCGCCTCACAAAAACACGCGCGGTGTGCCATAACGGCAAGGCATTCCTGCTTAATGATGGAAAGATGGTTGGCACGACTGGATATTCTACGCGGTTCGGGCGAATCCCGGATGCGGATGATCTGGCAAATATCGCACTTACCATCAGGGTCAGGAATGCCACCCTCGCACTCGGTCGCATCAAGCTGTCCGCCGCAACCGTCGACGCGGCAGAAGCCCTTATCAAGGCGTGCGAGCAAGAAAGGATGAAAGCATGACTGAGCACACTGAACGCAAGAGCGACCGCCGCAAGGGCCAAGCCCAGTTCTATAACGCGATAGCAGACCGACGCCGGCCAAGCTACGAGCGCAGGGTTGGCGCAACAGTTGCTGCCCAGCCGGGAGAGATCAGGCCGGGACCGGGAGAGCGGCTCCACTTCGGGGAGCGGCGCAGGTATTTGGATGGCGGGATGGAGTAGAAAGGATGATGATGACTAGCAACGACAAAGACTCAAGTGCGCAAGACACCGAGCAAGCGCTGGACCGGGTTATCTGGCGCCGCGAACTCCAGGCAGCCGCAGAAGTCTCAAGCGAGACAATCCGCCGCTGGATGAGGGATGCGAAGCTGCCGGCTCCTGACGTCGACCTATCCCACCGCACGAAGGGTTGGCGCGTGTCTACCCTGCGCGCGGCTGGAATCAACCTTTTCACATGAGTCTAGCCAGTCCGCCCACGCTTGAAGCATGGCGGATCGCTCAGGCAAGTACTCCGCGCGGTTGTAAGCTGCGCGGATTTTGTCGTCTGGCGCGTGCGCAAGTTGCCGTTCGATGGCGTCACGGTTGTATCCGTTTTCGTTCGCCCAGGTGCTAGCGATCGTGCGCCAGCCATGTCCGGTCATCTGCCCGCGGTAGCCGATACGCCCGAGCAGCGCCAGAATAGCGTTCTCGGACATCGGGCGGTCGTCGCGGTGCTCGGCTGGGAATACGAACTCCCCTCCCCTCGACCGCGCCTTCAACTCCTTCAACAAGTCAACAGCCTGGCGCGACAGCGGCACCAGATGGTCGCGATTTTTCTTCATCCGCTCTTTGGGAATGCGCCAAAGCGAGCCGTCGACCTCGCTGAAACGCATCCCCCTGAGTTCGCCAGTTCGAACCCACGTGAGCGCGAGCAATCGGAAGGCTAGCGCGCTTTGAATCTGGCCCTCAAGCGCCACCCGCTGCATCAGCTCCGGGACTTCGCGCAGGTCGACCGAAGCAAAATGCTCTACGGGGGCATGGGCAAACGCTTTGCGCGGATTGATCAGGGCCGCAGGGTTGATCGTTGCGTGACCGTTCTCAACAGCCCAGTCGAATACCTGCCCGATCCACATGCGAACCTTGCGCACATATACAGCAAGGCCAGCTGCGTTCATGACCTGTAGCGCCTCCATCAGGTCTTGCCGCTCAATACTGCCGATGTTGCGCTTGCCTAGCATTGGCGCAAGGTGCATTTCGATTGCCCGCTTGGCGTTCGTGCGGTAGCTATCCGACAGGTCGCCCCGGCCGTTCCAGTATTCCGTCGACGCCTCTTCGAGCGTCATCCCGGCACGCTGGACGCGCCGCGGCGCCATCGGATCGCCGCCCTCGGCCAGAATCGCCTTGACCTCGTCGCGCTTTGCTCTCGCTGCCGCGAGCGAGATGGTCGGGTAGGCGCCAAAGCTCATCGTCTGTGGCCGCCCATCGATCCGGTACGCGAGCCGCCATGTCTTCGATCCTGCAGTCGAGATGAACAGGTGCAGCCCGCCGCCGTCGAACAGCTTCTTGGGTTTATCGCCCGGGGTCTCCGCCTTGCACTGGCGGTCTGTGAGAGTATTTGTAGGCATCGCCCGTTCCAAGTCCATTTTTTACTACACAAGTGCCTACACAATGCATGTGCGACTCAGTGTAATACCGTTGGGAATTGAGGGCTTTGATAAAGAAAAACCCTCGTAGAACGTTGATTCTACAAGGGTTTTGAGGGGATATGTTCGATGCTATGCGAACATGTTTGATATTCTTGGCGGAGGCGGTGGGATTCGAACTGCCTTGATTTAAGGGCGCTATGCGATGGATTTTTCTCAGTGCCTACAGAAATGCCTACAGCGTCGCGCCGCTAAGGATGGGCGCCATTCACCCATCCTAGCAAGACGTTTGCGCCCGCTCCTCGCCCGCCTTGACCGCCGATAACTTGCCGTAAACCCAACTCTGCCACCATGCCTTATCAATAACGATGAGGCCACAATGATCTACAAACGCTACCACATCAGACTCGGAGCTAAGACCACCGCAGGCGGGGCAGTCAAGACTGCCAGTTCATTATGCAGCCTGGATGGAGTCGGGTTTGCTCTTGAGGGCGACAAGGTAGACTGCTCAGCTTGCGGCACGGAAGGCTTCATCCAGTGCATCCAGCCGCGACTACCCGACCGCTTTAATGGCGTAGAGTATGCGCTGAGCGGCGACCTCTGCATCTGCAACTGCCGGCCAGCACCCAAGTTGATCGCGGATCAAAGTGCGAAGTCCCAAACGTTTCTTTTCGCCGATGAGGATCTGACGCGCGGTGAGGATTTGGCGACCGGCCCAGCGTATGACGAGCAGCCGCGACTGGTAGCGCCGCCGATTGAGGGACTGCCCTATTGCGTCGAGACTGCGGACGGTCGCATCTTCTCTGGCCGCACCGGGCGCGACGGACTATTGCCGCGCGTGGCTACCGAGGGCGAAGGCGAATATCACGTCTATTGGGGCGATGAGGCGCTGCATCGGCAAGGGGCGACAGCATGACGCGGGCGCTTACGCAGCAGGCCCGGGTGCGGACCAATACGACGCGGGATTCGGTGTGCTCGATCAGCGTGCCAGCCGTGACATTCGCCCAGTTGTGGGCCGCTTACCCGGGCGGGCATCCGTACGTCGATGCTAATGGTAAGACGCCAGCGGGCTACGAGAACCAATGCGCGATCAACCTAAGTGCTGCGATTCATGGTGCCGGTATTGAAATGAAGAGTTTCCGGGGTGCGACCGTCACGCTGCTAAATGGGCGCAGGGCTGCGACATCTGCCAGCCAGCTCGCCAATTGGCTGAAGCAGCAGCCATTTTGCGGCCTACCGATGGCACCGGAAAACGTGGCTGGCGATGGCTGGCAGGATAAGATCAAGGGCCGTACAGGTATCGTGTACTTCGAGGACTACTGGGCGCGCAACGAGCAGGAGAAAGCGGCGAATAGGCCGACAGGCGATCATATCGACCTGTGGAATGGGGCGCGGCTAACCGCGGTTGGGTGGGAGTTCTTCTCGGCGTGGGGCCGGCGCATCGGCGTTAATTCGTTCATGCCCGGCACTGACCGGGGCTATTCCGACGTGCGGAAGGCCACGGCGATACTGTTTTGGGAGGTCAAGTGAAGCGCATCGTAGTTGGTATGGCGGGGTTAGTCTATGGGCTGCTGCTGATGTGGCTCTGCCTTCGCCTCACGAGCTACATCGAATCAATCACGCCACGCGCAGCCAGTCATGGCTGCATCGACTCTGAGGACTGCACGACGCTAGATGGCATTGCGATGAGCCTGATCGCGTTCGGGCCGGCGGTCCTTTTTGCCATCCTGAATGCAGTTGCGTGGAAGCGCTGGCCGGTTCGCACTTGGGCCGCACGGTCAGGCATCGCCACCTTGCTTATCGTCGCCCTCTATGGCGCGCTGGCATGACGCCGCGCACCGACCACATCACCGCCATGCGCGTTGACCTGACACTGATGCTGCTGCCGGCGATTAGCTGGTGGGAGGCTGCGTGGGCGCTTGCTGCAAATGGTGTGCCGCTTGAGGTAGCGGCGCGGGTGTTGGCTTTGCCGCTGGAGCGGCGGGCGCAGCAATCCCCCGTACTCAGGAAGCAGCCTTGATCTGCCCTTTGATCATATCGAAGCTGATAGTGATACGCCCGACCTCGCCGTAGTCCCGATGGTACGTGATTACCTTGGCGTCTCGGCCAGTAATCCAGCCGCCGCGAGCTGCATAGGCATCGGGCGCCGCTAAGGTACGGTGCTGCTCGACGATCATCAGGTTGTTTTCTTTGACATCAACATGATGCAAGTGGCCGGTGTGCGCGTATGCGTACTTGGTGCGGCCAAACATCTCGCGGAACTGGGCGGCGAACACCTCCGAGACGTTGGCGATTTTCCGCTTGTGGCCGTGGTGGGTGAAGATCGCCACCTTGCCGAACTCGTAGGCATTGTACGGCGACGGACTGGTATCAACGGTGACGCGCGGATTGTTTTCGTACAGCACGGCGATCCACTCGCGGAGCCAGACTTGGCTCACTGGGTCATGATTCGCGTCGGCCATGATGATGTGCAGGTACTCATGCTTGGCGAGCAGCATATCGATCACGCGCCGCAGGACGCGGATGGCGATCCGGACGAGCTTCGGGAAGCGGGTGTCGGCATCAAGCAAGTGCTTGGATGCCGGGGTGACGGCATCGAAGCCATCCCAGTGGAGCAGATCAGAAATTTGTGCCAGGATCGCGGTCTTTGCGTTCGGCGACTGAGCGATCGCGCGCTCGAACCACGCCACAAGGGTTTGCTCGGCAATATCGATGTCCCAACTGGCTCCGGTCTCAGGCGCCCAACTGAGCGCGCCCATGTGGAAATCTGTGATAACGAAGCAGTTGAGCAGATCGTCGTTGCCGACAGGGCCGGTGTACTTCTGGCGCGGCAGTCGCGGCAGTTCCTCCGCCATCGCAGCGAACGCTTCGCGCATGATCTCTGCTTGCCGCTCCTTGTCCGGGTTGGCGATTACCCACTGTTGGCCGACCGAGCCATCCTCCTTGTAATTCGTGCTGATGTGCCCAACGATGAAGCCATCGGGCACCGTCCGCGTCATGCTGTGGGCTGGCGAATACCCCCTGAGCGCTGCCGCCCTCTTCAGGCTCGCCATCGAGTCGCCGACAGCGTTCTTCGTCACACCCAGCGCCTTAGCCGCCGCGCGCATGCTGCCGTGTTCCTCGATGGCCTTGACGTACTCGATCTGGCGCACGGTGGCGAACTCGATCAGCTTCGGGTCAATGATGTTCTGGGTCATGCGTTCCTTGTGCTCGCTGTGCGTTATAATCTCAATAATCCAAGAGGGCGCGATGCGAAAAATTGATCACTTCAAGGCAAAGGGCGGGCAACTGGTTTCGATCAGGGACTCGCTGACTTGCGCCGGATCGAAGGCAACTTGGTCTGGCGCGACGAAGCGGTTTTGGGTGAAGGCTCAATACATTGAGGCGCTCGGCGACGTCGCGCCCTCATGCGGTGATCCGCTGGAGGTCTACCTTCTCGAAGATGCCGAGCCGGATCCAGCTCCTGCTGCTGGATGGTGCTATGCGCGAGGCTTCTTCGGCTGACGCCCGGCGATCGAACCTACTCAATTACGCTGCTTGCGGTGCCGGTGTTGCGGTATCCGGCTCCCAGTGCGAACCGCCACCGATACGCACGCCGGCATAGATCGCCATCGCCCGGAGGCGTGGAACGCCATTGAGAATGCACGCTTCGTAGAGCATCCGGTCGGCCACATCACGCGGAATGCTGTGCGTGCTGTAGGCTAGGTCGTGCGGTAGCGACTCTTCCTGCTCGTTGTCGCCCATGAAGGCCAAGGCGATCTGCGGCTTCGAACACAGGTCGGTCACGAAGCCGGCCGGCGTATCCATCAGGCCGGGCATGGCCGGATCGGGCTCCGCGATGCCTGCGCCCTTGCGGTAGACCGCGACGACATCGGACAGGTAGCGGAAGCGCGTGAGGACGCGCCACAGTTGCCGACCATCGCGGGTAAGCATCGGGCGGCCCTGCGGATCGCGCATCAGCTCAAGGTCGAGCGGGTCGAGGAAGGCGCTCATGCCGTCACGATCTCGCCGTCGGTGATGAAGCCGTGCCAGCACCGTGCCGGATATTCGCGCTGGATCGAAGGCGTCAGCGTCAGCGTCTCGAACGTGTCGCCCGTGCGCTGCCATCCGCGCCCCGGGTATATCGGGCCGAGCCCGTCAACTGGGTTAGCGAACGGCACGAACAAATCGTGTTCGCACCCGCACGGGCAATTCAGACTTACGCCGACAGCCTCGCGGCGCGGTATCGGGAGGCCAGTAGCCGTATCGGTGACGCCTTCGCCGCCGGAACCGACCCATTCAGGACTCAGATCGATGAGCCTCATTGCGCACCCGCTTTCGCCGCGTCCGCTGCATTCATGGCAGCCCACGCGTTGTGCGTCGACTGAACGCCGCTGCCGATGCTGGCGAACAGGTTTGCCAGTTGCTCGGTCGGCAGCAGACCAGCTTCGTTTGCCTGCATCGCCTTTTGCATCAGTTCGATACCGAGGGCGACAGCGGCCACACGCGGATCAGCGGCGGCGAGCGTCGGCGCGAGTGCGACAGCGGTTTGCAGCGCGGCGCCTGCGATGTTTTCGGCTTCGGTCGTCATCATTGCTCCTTGTGGATAGCTTCGAGGATCAGCATCGAGGTCACGGCGGCAGTCACTTTCTGCGTTGCTGCGGTCGCATCGGTCGGCAGCGGTCCCGTGCAGACCGGCGTAATCTGGCTGTCGATGAGCGTCACCTGGTCGATTTGGGCTTTGTTCAGCTTGCCCGCCTGGCGCAGTTCGAGCGCCGTTGCGAAGGCTGCCCCGTAGGTTGCACAGGCTTGCGTATAGGTCGCCTGCGTGCTCTGCGGCTGCCCGGTAGCGCATCCCGCCAGCGCCAGTGCCGAGCCCAGCGCCAGCACGCCCAGCATCGCCGGGAGCGCGTTTCCCGCTTTCTTGTCGGTCGGCGCGGCAGGCGAGCTTGTGCCCATATCGCGCAGCACAAGGCCAATCGTACCGACAGCCATGCCGATGTTGAAGCGCAGGAAGTCAGGGCGCAGCGTCGGGTCGAGGAATGCCATGATGGCCCACGCGATGTATCCGGTAGCGCCGATCGTGATCTGGACTGCGGTTTTCAGTTGCATGCTGGTTCTCCTTCGGTAGTAAGTGCGAGCGGGCGAGCCTTGACCTTTGCGCGCCAAATGGCGGCGTCGGCTTCGACGGTCGGGTTGAATGCCTTGAACGAGCCCAAGTGGCCCCATGCGAGATGGCAGTTAATGCCGCCCTTGCCTGCCTCGCAAAGCGTGATCAGGTTCGATGGGTCTAATTCCAGCGACGGGTCGAGATGGAACGGATTTTTGTGATGCACCTGGAGCTTCTCGGTGCCGCCACACACGACGCAGCACGGATTGGCTTTCAGGTGCTCGGCGCGCACGCGGGGCCAGCTACCGGAGCGCTTGGCGGTCAGTGGATGCTTGCCCTTCGCGGCGTCGATCAGGTGTCGGACGATGCTCATTTGCCCTCCGCTGTGTCGAAGCGCGCGAGGTCGTGGCCGCGAATGATCGAAATCAGCTTGTCGGCGTAGCCGGGGTCCGTCGCATACCCTGCCTTCGCGGCGGTGCGCGCCCAGCCCTCGCCGGTCGTCTGCCCGAAGCACGCGGCGTAGCGCGGATTGCGGACGAAGAACTGCGCATGATCGAGCAGGCAGTCGGACCAGTTGGGGTAAGCACGGAACTTGGCGATGATGGGGGCCGGCTTGCCGTTCACGAACTCGTGCGTCGAAATGTCGACGGTCGGCCCCTTCCAACTCGGATCGGCCTTGATGCCGAAAAGGTTGTTGCCGGGGGCTCGTGCGCCCCAGCTTGATTCAAGTGCGGACTGTGCGAGCGTGAAGCTGGCCGGGATACCGCTGATCTTCTGGCAGGCTTGCGCGCCGGATGCCAGTTTGGCGAGGAAATCGGTAGGTGTCATGCTCACGCCTTCGGCAAGTGCTGAAGCAGCCAAGCCAGCGCCGCGCCCAGCGACGACGCCGCGCCGCCAACGACCATCAGCGTTTTCCAGCCCCCGCGCGCCTCCGAAAGAGTAAGCAGCACCTGATCAAGTTTGATGGTCAGTTGTTGATTGCTCTCTTGGAGGTCGGCCATGCCTTGAGTGAGGTTCCCGACTTGCACTTCGAGCCGGGCGATGTTGATGCGCGCTGTCGCCAACGCTTCTGCTTGGGAGTGTTCGTTCACGGACGGTCCATATGGTGAGCAGCAAAAGAAAAAGCCGCTCGAAGGCGGCTTGGGTGGTGGATTAGGTTGGGGTCAGCTTGGCCATGCCATCGTCGGCAGCATCGCCAGCAACTCGGCAATCGTCGGCTGCGGAATCGTGCCCGCCGTTACCTGATCCAGCGTGGCATAGGCTTTGTCCCACACCGCGTCACGCCATGCCATGCAGGCATCGGCTTCTGCCTTGAACGTGGTATTGGTCGATGCTGCGTATGAGCAGGCAGACAGGATGCCGAAGTAGCGGCGCTCCTGTACTTTCGTATCGAGCATCGAAAGAATCGCAGCCACGTATTCCGATTCGGTCGGGAGCGCGGGTGGTGCGGGCGGGGTCAACTCCAGCCCATCGCGCGCGGCGTTGGCGCGATAAGTGACCCATGCGGCGGCCTGCGCCTCATCGATCACGATCATGCGCGCGGCGTGGTCCTCGGGCGGAACCTGCAGGTAGCAGCCATCGAGGGTGCCGTTGGGCTGGTAGGTGACGTAGCGTTGATGAGCGTTGCTGGTCATTTTGATTATCCGATCTTTTCGAGGATGAGTTCCGTGAAGACTTCAGGCGTAATCGAGCCGACTGCCTGCCCATATCCCGCTATCGAATCGCTATGGATACTGCGCACTTCAAATACTTTGCTGGTAGAAATAGTTACGACTCCCTCCCCAAGAGATGCAATGCCCCAGGCGTAGAGTCCACCACTTATCGATGCCATGTTCCTGGACTGGCCCATCACTGCGTAGGTGCCGTCGGTGACGTTATAGACTGCTACCTTGTGGTGGCCGATGAAGTTCGTAGAGCCCTGCAAATCAAGGATCGCGTAGACACGCATGCGGTACTTCCCTGGGGGCACAGTTACCTGGTTGGAGGCCAGCGATGCGCCGCTGATGTCGTTGTTCTTCACAGTGTTGAGAACTCGGCGCTCAATACCAGTAGCGATATTAGTGGCGGCAGCAGGGCCTCCCTCCTCTCGCACATGAAAGATCGGCAAGCTGATCGAGCCCGTATCGCCTTTGTCTCCCTTGTCGCCCGTTCGCTGGAAGAACAGCAGCACCCCATCCCCTGCTACGAACGGATTTGCCGAGCTCGAAGCCACCGGAGCCACGCTAATATCGCGGTAGCCTGTCAGTGCCGTGCGCGCTGATACGCTGAACAGCAGGAATTTCGAGGCATCGCCCAGCTTGACGATGCGGATATGGCCCTTGACCGTGCTCGTGGACGAGTCGAAGGTATCGATCATCGCCGTGTAATCGACGGCAGGCGTACCGGCGCCGAGCAGGTCGAGCCGCAGCGTCGTCGCCAGATTCTGCGTCGCGTTGTCGAAGCGCAGCTTGCCGTTGCCGGGGTCGATGTCCGAGGTACCCGACAGGTCGATCGTGTACGGGATCGCGTAGGCGTTGCCGGAGAAGGCGGCGTTGAAGTTCGCGATGGCCGTATTGATCTGCGGGACCATCGCTTTCTGTGCCAGCACCAGCGCTGCCGCCTTTTTGCTGAAATCGGCCGGCAGGTCATTCGCCGGATCGGGTGCGGCTGGCAATTCATCGATCATACGAGTCCTTTAAATTCAATATGCGCGGTCTTGGCGCTGTTGGTAACAGGTACGGTCCATTGCCCGAGGAAGCCGTAGGCGTAGGTCATTGAGTAGTCATCGGCGCCGATCACCATCATCTCGACATCGGTATAAAGCCGTAGCAAACGGTATGCTTCGGACTCAAAGCCGGCAGGGATATAGACTTCAAAGTTCAGGGTCTTGGCGTTGTCGCGCCTGACCAGCGTGACATTTCCGAAGGTATCGGTGTTGCTAGTTGAGTAGCTGAGCACTCCGCCGGTAAGATCCCATGCGGTTTGACCGATAGTCCTGGACTTGCCGAGGATGCAGAGTCCGATCCCGGCGGTGCTGCCAGGGCTCTGCACCGTGATCGTTATGTTGGAATTGATGTAAGGCGGGATGCCATCAAAGATCACATCCCCCTCGCGAATTGGCTCCTCGTAATACCAGTCGTACCAATTCAGAACGTCATGGCGCGCAAGGCTCTTGGTTTGCGAATATCCGCTGTCGGCCTGCGACAATGTGACGCTGCCGCCACTGACGTTCAATAGGCCAACGGTGTTGACCAGATCGCTTGGCTTGATAACGACAGTGATCGAATCCGGCGCGCTGGTCTGACTGTTCACCACCTTATCGAACATCAGCCATCGGTTGACCGAGGTATTTGTCGGCACCCATGCGGTCTTGTCTATCAGCGCCTTGCCGATGTTGTTGGCGATGAGCGACTGATACATGAGGTACGTCGCCGGGTCGTAGACCATAGCATTCAGCGCATACGTCACGGAGCCGCTATAGGCCGTCTCCGTGATCGGCACGCTGGACGAAACGAGCCCCGTTCCCGAAGCCCCGGCATCGCCGGTAACAGGAACAGGGCGGATCAGCCGAAAATCTGCCGATCCCATTTAAGCCACCGCCTTCGTGGGCATGTACTGGCCTCCATTGGTTAGGCGCTCGATGAAGTCAGCCTGTCGCTTCGACTCTCTCCGTACGAGCTCAATCGTTTTGCCCTGCTTATCGATGATGTCGTTCTGACGCTCGACCGTCTTATTGAGGCGATCAACGGCATTGGTCAGCGCATCGTTGTTGCTCGATGGGCTGGCCAGCCGAGCCATCAGCGCGCGGTTGTCTGCTGCCGGAATGATCCGCTCGCCCTTGTGAATCAGCGCAGCCATCGTGTCGGGCACTTCGTTCGTGCCGACCGCGAAGGGGTGCAGCGACTTGTATTCCGAACCGCCCATGAAGCCAGCACGGATCGAGTCCATCGAAGCCCCGCCCGCAGCAACCTGCTGCCAGTAGGCCAAGCCAGCCGCATCCGGCGCGCGCCCGAGCAGCGACTGATACAGACCGCTGATGCCACTGTTCGCTGCGACGACCGGGTTAGCCTGCGCGCTGCCGACAGCGCCTTGGAAGCCTGCCTGCGCCTGCGAGACGGTCAGCGACGTTGCGATGCCCTTGAGCAGGTCGATCTGCTGCTGATCGGCGGCGAGCATGGCGTTCAGCGAGTCGAGCTGCTTCTGGTCGACCGACAACGAACTATCCGCAAGGTCCCCGAGCTGCGACAGGTCGTTCTTGGTCGAGTACAGGTCCTTGAGGTAATCGGCCTGCGTGGCGAACTTGGACGAGGCATCCTGCGATACGACCGACAGCGCGTCCTTCAGCGAGTCAGCGGTCGGCAGCGGCCCGCCTGCTTTGGCGATTGCCAGTGCAGCCTTGATCTGCGCCTGCGCTGCCATGCGCTCAGTCAGGTCCGTGCTCGCTGCCTTCATGCCGGACAGCGTGGACTTGATCGCATCGGACAGGGACTTTTCTGCCGCGATGCGCGTATTCAGGGCGTCGGTCGTCGGCTTCATCGCGTTTTGCAAGACGGTGAAGGCGTTGTCTACGTCGCCCAAGACCGACTGCGCCGCATCCTTTTCCGCTTGGAGCGCCGACACCCGGTCGTACAGCGCCAGGTTGCTCGCGTCGATGGTTGCGCGCTCCTTGTCATGCAACTGGATCGAGGACATCGTCAGGGCGTCGAGCTTGTCTTGCAGGGCCTGATGCTCGCTCAGCACCTGATCGGCAGTCTTCCCACTCGCGTAGACCTGAACGAATGCGCCATTCAAGGCCATCAGGGAGGCAAACTCGTTTGCGCCAGCTTGCGTCGTCAAATCGAGCGAACTGACGACCGCCTTGAACTGCGCCTCAGTTTTCACACAGGACAGGCCCAAACTCGCCATCGCCGCATCGAGCGCCTTCTGTACCGGAACCAGCTTTTCAGCATTGGTCAGGTAGTTCGTTGCGTAACTCTGCGTCAGGCTCGTCATGTTTGACGTGCCACCAAAGGCGTTCACCAGTTGCTCGCGCACCTTGGCCGAGTCCATGCCAGACGAACCGAATGCATCCGCCGCCGTCTTGCCGATCAACTGCATGGCCTGATCGGTTGCTTGGAAATCGCCAGCGAGGCGCTGAAGAGTCGCGGAAGCCGTCTCCCCGGTCTTCGAGAACTCCGCCAGGTTCGGAACAAGCTTGTTGGCTAGTTCATCGCCTACTCCGGCGAAAAAGTCCGCAACAGCTTGCTGGTCCTTGGTGGCATCGCCCGTCAGCGTGATATTGAAGTCCTTCGAGTACGTCTTGATCCAGTCCGCAGAGACGCCGAGCGACGAAGCAAAGCCCGTCGCCGACGCCTCCAGCATCTGCATGCCTTGCGTGAACTGAGCAATAGTCTGCGCGCTGAATGCTGTTGTGTCGGTGCCGTGCTTATCGCTGCGGAACCAGCCGCCCTTCTCTTTCCAATCGGAGTAATTGGAGCCAGTAAGGCTATCAGCCGAAATCGTGCCGCTCATGCCTTGGCTCGTGGTTTGCTTTGGCCCCATGCCGAAGGCAAGCTTGCCGATGGAGACGGCAGCCACAGCACCGGCTACCCACGGCAAGGCCGTTGCAATCGCCCCTATCCCGCTCGCAATAGCACTCGATACGCCAGGACCAACCACGCTTGCGATGCTGCTGCCGATATTCAGGCCAAGCTCAGATGTCAGGCCAGAACCGATGCCCGCACCATTCAAGCCGCCCGCAATGCTGCCCATGAAGCCAGTACCAAGGCCGCCGGATAGCGATAGGCCGCCAGTAATAGCACCATACAGGCCAGAAGCGGTGTTTGCGAGTCCGGCAAGGCCCGTCACGCCACCTGATAGACCTGCTACGCTGCCGATGCCGCTGCTGCTCATGAAAGGCGCAGCCATACTCGCAAGACCGCCAGAGATAGGCTCAAGGATCGGCTGGAGGACCATCTTCGCAAACGCCATCTCCATGTCGCGGATCAGCTTCTTCCAGCCCTTGCCGCCGCCGTCCAGAATGGCGTTGGTCAGGTCGTTTTCGATCGTGTTGGCGGCATGCTTCCATGCTTGAGCGGCGTCTGCCGCGGCTTTTGCGTCGGCGTCGAGTATCGCGTTGCTGGCGCTGATCTGAGATAGGGTATTGATCTCCTCGATCTTCGTTTTCGTCGTCGCTAGCCAAGCTGCATATATTGCGCGAGCATCATCCAGTGCGTGATTATTTGCATCGAGCCCGGCCAACATCGCCTCGGTCGCTTCTACTTGCCCTTGTAGTTCGCCTGCGAACTGCTGCTGCTGGGCCGCGCGCAATGCGTCAACTTGCTCCTTGGTCTTGCCGATCTCAAGCCCGCGCTCTCGCTCCTTGACGATCTGCTGGTTAAGCGAGTCGATAGCGGATTGGCCAGCCTTGCCGAGCGCGGCCATGTAGTCGTCCATGATCTTCTTATCATCGATGTCGATCTGCGCGGCGCCGTTCGCCTCGATTTGATCGTGCTCGATTTTCAGCAGGTTGAGCTTATCCGCATGCGCTTGGCGCTCCACTTGTGTCAGGCCTGCGACGTGCGCCATCCTGAGTTCGTAGCTCTGCTTTTCCTCGTTCACCTCAAGAGCATTGCGCGACATCTCAATGTCGAACTGCTCTTTCGAGAAGATGCCGAGTTTTAGCTGATTGTTGATGTCGTCAGCCGCACCCTTCAGCTTAGCCAAGGCAAGCTGATCCTGTGCGGTGATTTGCTGTTGCGTAAGCTGGCGAGCTTCTGCGCCAATCGCGCGGTTTGCAGCGTCAATCTCATCCTGAGTCTTTCTGATTGCATCGCGCCTCGCAGTCTCCTGAGCCGCGAAGTCAGGGCCAGCCTCTGGCTTATATGCTTCAATCAGCTTTTTTCGATCCTGGAGCTCCTGAATATGGTAGGCCGTGGAGCTGGCTTTTACAGCATCCCAAGATTGAGCCTGGAGTTGGTTGGCGGCGGCAGCATCCTTCTCTGCCTGAGTGAGTTCCTTCTGTCGTTTTATCGCCGGCTCCATCTTGTCCAGGATATCGTCCCAGTACTTCACCTCCGGGCTCTGGCGTGAGTAGCCTTTGGTGATGAGTTCCGATATTTCATCGCGGACCTTTTGGGCCTCGAATATAGGGTTGCCGTCATCCTTGCCATGGTCCTTCATGGCCTGCCACAACTTGGACCATGCGTCGCGTTCCTCCACAAGAATCTGCACAAGGGTGCCGCGCTTCTTTACCTGGTCGGGGATGTGGCCGGCTGCCGCCTGTGCAAGCTCGTCCTGCGCTCGCTGCACTTCTCCGGTTCGCTGCAGGGCCGCGATGTGCTCTATCTGCGTCACGGTAAGGAAATGCATCGAGCTGTTTAAGGTTTCCGCACCTTTCGCCGGATCCTCGAACAGTGCAATAAGCTTTGGTGCGATCTGGTCGATATCTTGCCCGGTGGCCGAGGCATAATTCGCGGTCATTTTTGCGATGCGATCAATGGCATCACCACTAATTTTGCCGGAGCTAACCAGGGCCATCACGATCTCATTCGCTGTGCCGACGGTCACTTGGCGAGTGTTGGTCATTGATACGGCAAGGCGATCCATGTCCGCGCGCGTCATCCCAGCAAATCCGCTGGTCATGGCCAAGGCATTGTCCATAGCCACCATCTCATCATGCCCCTGCTTCATTGCGACCGCCATGCCGACAACGGCGGCCCCAAGCGCAACAAATCCAATAGTCGCGGGGTTGAGCAGCGCGGTTGTCGCCCCAGTGGCATTACCAAGAACGAAAAGGGAACTCCCCATGCGGTTGTACGAGCCAATCATCGCATCGTGGATAACGCGAAATGCCTCCATTTTTGCCATGGATGAGCCCATGCCAACCGTATGTCCAGCCTGGGCCTTGGTGGCGTTCTCAATTTGCGCTATTAGTTCTTTCGTTTGTTCAGTCAGGCCAAGCTCGGCGGCTCGATATTCAAGCAATTGAGTGCGGCTCATACCGACCGTAGCCGCCTGATCGCGCAGGGCATCCATAAAACGCTGCTGGCCAATCGTGAGCCTGTCCGTCGAGCTCCCCAATACCGCATTCGCCTGCGCTGCCGCTTTGGCCTGCTCAGCCTGCGCCTGCATGATCTTGGCCGTATCCGACATTCCAGCATTTGAGGCGCGCACCTTCTGGTCGACGCGTGCGGCGGATTCGCCCAGCGCATCGAGCGCCTTGGTGCCCTCGACAACGGGGCGGCTGTCAACTGCGATGCCAAGAGTTGCGATGTCTGCGCTCATATGCCGCCCAAAGAAAATGCCGCCGCAGCGAGCCGTATGAAGAAAAGGAAGACCGCGCCCGAGACATATCAAGCCTAGGATCGCGGTTTGTTCTGTTTGCTGAGATAAAGTGCATCGAGCCGGTCGATAATCGATTCCTCGAATGGCTCGAATTGAAGGCGATGACGCCTCTGCCATGCCAGAATTTCGGCGCTGGTGAGCGGGTTGACGCCCATGCCGCTCTCGCGCTTCCAACTCAGGCGCTGGAACCACTTCCAGATGTAGGCTAGTTCATAGGGCAACCTGGCCGCAGGCTCTTCCTCTATCGCCCTGTAGAGTGGGTGACGCTTTGCCGCGTCAAGGTGGTCACCCTTGGTATTGCCGTCCGCTGCGACAGATGCGCGCTCAAACTGGAGCGCGGCATACGCGAGCAGCGAAGCGGTCAGACCTTCAAAAAATCAGCATCCTTGTCGAGCTGAGCGGTGACGCGCTCGACCCATGTCGGATACTTGTCGAAGGCGGTCGCCTTCTGCTCTTTCGACAGCTGAACTTCCACTCCGCCGCTGGTGAACCCGTAGGTTTCGACGGCGACAGCGCACGCGATACGTGCCTGGTTGTCGTCCACCAGCTCGACCAGGCGTTGCGCGCCTTCGTCGGTCGAGGTATCGATAGCCGTGCTGTTCTTGGCGCCGCGCTTGGTACCCTCGACGCGGATTGCCGCCTGCTCGTTGCGGTACTCAGCGCTGTTCTTGCCGACGATGCGGAAACCAGCCGTTCCGTTGCCGTCCTTGTCGAACAGGACCGGCACATCGACGGTGATGCGCTTCTCGGCGTTTGCCATCAGGAAGTCGAAATCGATGCCGGCTTGAATTTGCTGTGCTGCGTTCATGGTTTGGTGCCTTTCTTCGCGGGTTATGAGTGCCCGTGCCGACCGCTGCTCCCGCGAAGGAGAGACAGCAGCCGGTCGGTGCTCGTTGTCGGCTTGCGCCGGGTTGGTTACAGGGTGGTGTCCTGCACGGACAGCGTCGTGTTCTCGAACTGCGCATCCGTGCCTTTGTAGCGCAGCAGGTCGAACTGACAGGTGACGATCTTGTTCTTCTCGCCATCGTCCACCTTAGCGGAGGTGATCTTGATCCGGCCGGCAGAAAACGCCAGCACATCGGCGGTGGGCGAGGCGCTAGATGCCATTGCATAGGCCAGCGGAAGTTCTGCCTCGGCCTTGAAGTAGTCGAGGAACGTCGAGTCCTGCAGCAAGACGGTGAATTGGCCGGAGCCCATCACCTTCCCACGCGAGGCCGCAGTTGCGTACTTGGAGGCGAGTACGCTGTCGATCTTGACTTGACCATCGACGGATAGTGACATTCCGGTGCAGATTTGCGACGGGATGCCATTCACAGACAAGAGGGCCGTAGCGCCGGAGAACTTGCCAGTGGCCGGCGTAGCGGCCGGGCTGGTGAAGTAAGCGGTAGCCGAGTTCGGCAGTTCCTGCTTACCCATGAATGAGAAATTCATGGTGGTCATGCCGTTGGGCTGGACGGAAATATCCATCTTGCTCGGCTGCTGATCGACGAACACGCGGTTGACGCCGATCTTCGTTTCCTGGATCTCGGCCGTGAACCAGTCGTTGGTATGGCCGGTCAGCGGCGTGAAGGTACGCTTGCCAGTGGCGGTTACCGCCACCGTATCGCCGGCAGCCTTCGCCACCATCGCCGTGCCGTCCATGAACTGGCCGTTCAGGTTGGTTGCGGTTACGGAGGATACGAAGAAATTGCGTCCGTTATTCGCGGTGGCGGGTGCAGTAAAGCCGGAAATGCGCACCACGTTACCGGCATCGAAGCCATCCGTCAGCCAGGAGCCGGCCGAGCGGGTCAGGCCGCCGGTAGTCGAGGTGATGGTGATTTGAGCGGTAGTCACGGCAGCAGTCGTGAAGTCGCGGCGCAGGATTGCTGCCATCAGTGGCGCGTAGGTGCCGCACGACGCCTCGCCATTCAGCGCGCCCGAAGTACGGAAGTTGCCGAGACGGGTGTCGCCCTGTTGTTGGCTGGGGTCGATCTCGTTCGAGCTGTACTTGTCTGCATCGGTATCGAACGTCGCGGTGATGCGCGGGTACAGTTGCCCGGTGCCTGCCGCAGCTTTGGTTCCTTCTGCGGTCTGTTTGCTCAGGACGAGCAGGGTATCAATGCCGTTAGCAGTTGCCATGTGTTTGCCTTTCGCTGGTCAAAAAAAAGACCGCCGAGGCGATCTGTGGTGAATTTGGGGTGTGGGTTGTATCAGGTAAAGACATCAGCACGGAACCGCGCTTTAATAACGACTTTCCATCGGTCGCCATCAACCACGCCGCCGGATACCTCGGGCGTCTTTTCGATCTGTACCGTGACGCCATCGGCAGTGAATGTCGAGCCGCGCTTGAACGCCTGCCGGATCAGTTTGGCGCGGTCAGTCGCGTCTGCTGAGCCATTGCCGGTCGGATACTGCAGATTGATCTGCAGGACGCCGAGCTCCTGGTAAAAGCCGTCACCCATCGTCGGGTTGCCCGGGGTGGCGAACAGGATGTAGCATTCCTGGTACGGCTGGCCGGCGATCGGGCTATACGACTCGTTGCCGTGCGCGGTGTCGATTGGCGGCTGAATCGCATCGAGCGCGTTCTCAAGCGCCGTTCTGATCGATGATTGGCTCATAGTGGGTATGCCTCGAAGCCTGCCTTCATGTCGCCGCCGCCTGCTTTCACGCCGTTGACAGCGTTCTCGACGATGTTGTTCCACTCGACTACGGTAAGGGCGACGAGGCCGATAGGTGCTTGGCGGGACCAGCCCTCTTCGATACGCTTGGCGTACGGAAGGTTATTTACGATGTAATAAACAGCTCCAGCTTTAGCCGCACTGACGATGTTTGCATGCGAGGCCAGAGTTGCAGAGCCATCCTTGTCGATTGCATCAAGATTGCCTGTGGCTGGTGACCCTATGGACATCTGAAAGTTTGCCTTGAATCTCCCGCCAACATAATTTGGTGGTGGCGGGTGTTTCCAGTAACTAGCATCACCAACAGGCGCTCGCTGAACCAGTCTCGCATCGATAGTCCCCAGCGCATATCGCACAATTTTGTCAGCATCGTCTTTTGTTTTATCGATCCATGCCTGAATCTGAGCTGAGAATGTTGGCACTGGTATCCGCCTTGCGAATTAAAAAAGCCAGCTTTCGCTGGCCTTGGTCATATGGTCGGCACACCTGCG